GTGGGGTTCCTTGACCTATTACAATAGTATGATTTTCTTTTAAATGATCAGACAGTTTATTGATAAAAACATAAGAATTATCATAATTTTTATTATCTAAAATATGGCACTCTTCAATTAAAGGAAAATCATTTTTATATTGAATGCAACGAGAATACCAATCCTTTATGTCTAATTTTATATTTAAATTTAATAAATGTTCAATGATGAATTTACAGTTTGTATTAATACAGACATTGTATCGTTCATATTTTTTAAGTTCATTTTCGTCGTTATTAATCATTATAATTTTTGCGTTTGGTGCAAACTGATTAATATTATATCCAGTCTGAGGTACTGCAAGTCTGCTACCTAAAACTAATAGTAAATCACAATTTTGAACTATAAAATTAGCACACCGTTGACCATATACACCAGAACAACCAAAATTATATGGGTTATCGTGCGGTAAATTATCGATACCAGACCACGTTAATAGCACCGGTATTTTAAGTTGATCTACTAATTGCTTTAAAAGCTCTTGCGAATTTGAAAGACGTACACCATGTCCTGCCATTATCACAGGACGTTTAGCATTTTTTAATAGAGCAACAACAGAATCTATATTATATTCTGAATCTTTTTGTATAGAAGTATGGGGTATTAAGTCTTCTTTATTTAATTTTGCCGATTGCATGTCCATAGGAATATCGATCCATACTGGTCCGGGGCGACCAGCCTGACACTCTTCATATCCTTGTTGTAATGCAGATAATAGTTCATTCTTTTTAGTAATTAATACAGATTTTTTTACTATATTTTTAACAGATTCTGTGATATAAAATCCTTGAGTCCCTTGCATTCTTAAATTCGAATGCTGATCCATATATTTTGTAGATTCTTGACCAGATAATACTAGACAAGGAATAGAATCTGCCCAATTACATAATACACCTGTAAATGCATTTGCTGCTCCTCCACCTGCAGTAACAATAGCCACTGTAGGCTTACCAGATGCTCTATAATACGCTCCAGCAGCCATAGCAACTGCTTGTTCGTGGTGCATATACACCACTTTAGTATATCCTTTATTAATTATAGAATCAAATATGTAAGAATTTGCAGAACCAATAATACCAAAGACAACTTTGATTTGGTTTTGTTCTAAAAAATCTGCTATTAGATCGGCTGCAAGATAATCGTTTTTATTTTTTACCATATAAAATTATTTTTATAATATTGAATTATTTTTGGAAGCTCTATTGAAAATTCTTTAATGGGCTTCCAACCTAAATTTTTTAATTTAGTATCGTCAAGAGCATATCTTACATCCTGTCCTTGTCTGTTGCAAGAAAAATCTATATAATTCTCAAAAGATGTTTCTGTAATTCCATATAATGAAAATATTTGTTTTATTGTTTCAATATTTGATTGTTCAAACCCACCACAAATATTGTAAATCTCATTCTTGACCCCACTATTTACAATAGTCATTATTGCTCTAGCAGTATCTTCTGCATGTAACCAATTTCGTATTGGAGTTCCATTATTATGTAATGGTATCTTTCTATCTAAATTAATATACTTGCATGTTTTAGGTATTAATTTTTCTGTGTATTGGCCTATTCCGTAATTATTTGTGGGACGAACTATTACATATGGAATGTTATATGTTCTGGACCATGCCAAAATTAACATATCTGCTGCGGCTTTAGTTGCAGCATATGGATTAGATGGTTTTAATAGATCCTTTTCTGTATGAGCACCGTCTACAATATCACCATATACCTCATCGGTACTAAAATGCAATAATATTGGTATATTTGAAGTTTCTTGTCTATAGTTTTTTATTAATTTTAATATATTATGAACGCCATTGATATTTGAATGAACAAAATCGTCACTGTTTGCAATAGAATTGCCAACATGGGTTTCTGCTGCAGTATTAATAATGTAATCGCAATCATATAAGAATGTTAAATCATTAATATCACAATGAACAAACGAAAAATTTTCATACTTTAAAAATTCATTTAATAGTTCTTCATTGGCTGCGTATGTTATTTTATCTACTCCTTTTACATACCAGCCTTGTTCTAGACATAATCTAGTAACATATGAACCAATAAATCCTAAACAACCTGTAACATACACTATTTTTTTCATTTTAAATTCCAAAAATTAAATTTTCTGCATTATGGCCTATTAAATTATAACCTAACTGTTTAAATTTATTATAAAGTTCTTGTTCTTTACTGTCGTGTTCTATGCATAATAATTTACAATTATATTCTATAGGATTAAACCACGATTGTAGAGCTAAAGTTGCAGAACCGCCTTCAACATCTATATTAATAAATTCAAAAGTATTTGACAATTTTAAAATATTCTTTAAACCAGTTTTTCCTAAAAATATTTTTCTAGGATCTATAGAATCGCCTTGTTCATTTTTATTATTAATAAATCTATGAACATTTAGTATATCACGAGAAGACGCTGCTGGTGCTATTGGTGAATCATAAAATTCAATTAAATTACAATTATTTTCTAGTTCTTCAACTACCAAAATATTAATTAATTCTGCTCTTCTTGGTTGATTTTGATATATGGAAAATAATTTATAAAAAGAATATGAAGACGGTTCCACAAAAACCCCTTTCCAATCTTCAAAATGTAACATAATTCCTCTGGTATTACTATAAGTTTCCCCATCAAAAGCTCCAATATCTAATAATGTTCCTTTTATTAAGTTATTTTTAATTAAATAATTTAATAATATTTCTTGTTCGTTATTTTGTGAATAATTTTTCATAAAAATTCTTTAAAATATTTATTTAATATTTCTAATCTAAGTGCATTTGTACAACCAGTTATGTGTAATAAAAATGATTCTTTTGTCCATGGTGAAAATATAGGTGCTCTAGTTGCCCATGCTTCTCCATACATTTCACGAGAAGGAATTGAATTTAAATACATATGATCTAAACATTTTATAGTTCTTTTTAATTCTGTTCCAGAATATATTGCATTTAATGCCATCTGCTCATGTTGAAAATGTTTTCCTGTAGAAAATAATGTTCCCCATAAAGAATCACTATATTTTGTATTCTGTACTATAAAATTTCCAGTATTAAATGTATATCTCCCATTCCAATCCCAAGAAGCATAAAATGATATATTTTCTTGTAAACAAAAATCATCTATAGAATAATTAAAATTAGTAATGAGCGCATCTGCATCAATCCACATTACTACATCGTAAAAATTTAACATTTCTATAGTTCTTTTAGCTCTTAAAAATCCAATATCTCTTTCTGTATAAATTCCATCTTTATCTGTTCCAAAATTTCTTAATTCTAATAAATCATATCCATATTTTTTTACATATTTTCTTTTAGATGGTAATGTTTCTTCAAAAACTTCTTGTATTGTTTTATCATTTGGATAATTTTCTGACATAAATTTATCAGTATAACCAGTTAATATTAGTGTTCTTTTACTCATTTATAATTTCTCATAAAATCATGCAATATAGTTTCAATATAATTTAATTGTTCATCTGTAATGACTGGACTTGTACCCAAAAAGAAAGTATCAGTAGTAATTTTTCTGGCGTTGGGATAATTATTTATAACATCATTCTGATCCATTAATCCCGCATAAGCTGGTTGTAACATTATATTTCCAGCAAAATATGGTCTGGTCTGTATTTTATGATCTTCAAAATAATTAACAATATCTTTTCGTTTAAAGGGAGCAGTATCTTTAATTGTTATAGCAAAAGCAAACCATGCAGGATCTGCTCCTTCTGTTGCTTTTGGTATAATAAAGTGCTCTTCATACTTAGAAAAAATAGAACATAATCTTGTGTGATTGTGTTTTCTAATTTCTATTATTTTTGGTAATTTCTTTAATTGAACTAAACCCATTGCTGCTTGTGTGTCTGTTGGTTTTAGATTATAACCTATTTCATCATAGATATATTTGTGATCAAAAATTTCATTTGGTAAAGCAGGAATCCAATTAGAAAAACGAGTTTTGCATGAACCATTTTTTAATAAACTTGCCTTTTGACCTACACAATAACAACCACGACCCCATTCTCTAAAACTTCTTGTAACTATTTCTTGATGTTGTGTTTTGCATGCAACAAAACCTCCCTCGCCCATTGTTATATGGTGGGCAGGATAGAAGGAACAGCTTGCTAGTTCTCCAAAACTACCCAAGGGAGACCCTTTATAAGTACTTCCAAGAGCATCACAACAATCTTCTAATAATATCAATCCATATTCATTTATAATTGACATTAAGCGATCCATGTTGGGAGGATTGCCTAAAACGTGTGCAAATGTTATTATCTTACATCCTTGTTTTGCTTTTTCTTCTACTTGATCTAGATTAAGATTAAGAGTATCTAAATCTATATCCACAAAAACAGGTTCAAATCCTACTTGAAAAATAGGATTAATAGTTGTGGGAAATCCTGCTATGGGAGTTATTACTTTTGTACCTTTAGGAAAGGCAGTCAATCGTTTAGAGGTTAATGCAGACATCATTATAAGATTAGAACTACTACCACTATTAGTTAAGATTCCAAAATTTTTTCCTAATAATTTAGGAAATTGTTGTTCAAAACGTATTCCATTTTGACCTAAAACTAACCATCCATTTAATAGGGCTTTTGTACTTTCTGTATATTCTTCTGCACTAAAATAAGGTCCTGCGTATTGCACCCAATCTTGTCCAGCAATCCATTGTTTTGATTGTTGTTTGTCTTGAATATATTTTTCGATTAAATTTAATATTTCTTCTAGCATTAGTGTATGTTCATTCCCCAATCATTTAAATTGGGTATATTGTATTTTTTAATATTTTCTTTAATAAACTTAAATTTTGCACTTTTATACGGATTATGTGCTTCGTATACATTATACGATATTTTTAGAGGAAAGTCAAATTTAATTACTGACCAATTAAATTCATTTACTGATTTATCGTATTCTGAAGAATCAACTACATTGGCATTAAATTTTAATTTATTAACATAATCCATGATTTTATAAAAATATTGTTTTATTGCTACTGTAGGTTTATGTAACCATTGTAAATGTGCAATAAAAAGATGTGGTAATTTTACTGTCAATACATTACCTGGATTAGGAAGATGATCTGCATGGACTTGTGCATATTTGTAATTTGTTGGTCCTACATACGATCCTAATCTATCCATAACACTATAATTCCATGGACCATCTACTCGTATTTCATTAGAACCAGTATATTGAATCCACGGAAGATGAAATAACACATTTTTATGTGTGTCCAATATTTGATTTAATTGTTGTTTATTGATTAAACCATCCAAATATTCATCTGTATCTAAACAAATAATTTTTTTAGAATATTTTAATGCAGCATCAAATAATCGCTGTCTGTGATCTGATTCTATCCATAAATGGTCTTCACTTTTATTTGTACGAAGGACTTCTAATATATTATATTTTTCTTTATTTTCCAACAACCATTCATATGTTCCATCATCTGAAAGATCGTCCATAAAAACAAAACCATCAGCATACTTTTGCCATTGTGGCATCATTTCTTTTATTAAAAACAATTCGTTTCTTGTTATTGTCATCTGTATAATCATATGTTATATACCTGTTGTGTTTGTGTTACGTTTGGATCGTAAAAATAATGATATAATACGCGATCTAATATAGATTCAGATTTAATCAGTTTAGAAGCAAATAACCGATCACAATAATCAGAATCTTCTGATAGATTTTTTTCTGGATATAATATCTGTTTTGCTATTTCTGTTTTTATGGGATTTAAATGATTTATAGGTCGATATTGCACCCATCCTTTTCGTACATGGCCTCCGTTTGAATTTGCGTGATGAAATTCTAAAACCAAATTGCCTTGTATATAATAATTTCCTTTAAATCCCACACAATCTACGTCTTTTTTTAGTTCGGGAATTATTGACGTAAAATAATCTTCAGAAACCATATCATCATCATCAATAAATGCAAGATATTTTCCAGCTGCAGATAATACAATTTCATTTCGTTTAGTTCCAACAGTCTTTTCTTTATTATCTTTATTAACTATAATCTCTATATTGTTTTTATATTCTTGTGGTATTATTTTATTTAAATGTGCTAGAAGTCTATTTAAATATTTTTCTCTACCATTTATACTTAAGATTCCAATAGTAAATAATTTTTTATTGGTTTCTAATTTATTTTTTATTACAGCTTCTGCTCGTTTTGAAAAACTTTGAGCATAATATTTTGCGGTTTCAAAATTGTGTTGTATTTTTTCTTTTAATTTATTATAAGTTTCTGGTGTTAGTTTATTTACAACTTCAATGAATTCATCTATAGTGTTAAAAGTAAAAAATCCAGAAGTATCAAAATAATCACTAATATTAGGACAACCAAAATATATGGGTATTGTTTTTGTTATAATAGCATCTATTAATTTTTCAGAAAAATAATTTGGTTGAATACAATTCTCAATAATTATAGTAAACTGAGATAAAAATAAATTATCTTTTTCTCCGTTTGGTATATAACCATCATGTAATGTTGTAGAAAATCCATTTACATTTGTTGGGGTTCTAGAACTAGACCAAAATATATTAGGTACTGTTAGTTTATCTTTACTATTCCATATCTGTTTACGCATATCATAACCAAGCATACCTTTATGGCCGGTTGCCATAAATGAAATATTAAATATCTTTTCTTGATATTTTTTCTCTAATCCTTCTTGATATACTCCCAAAGAATCGGGATGTGTTAATTCTATTTTATTTAACCAAGTACTTCCATATGGAAATAAAAATGCATTATTACATGCATTTAAAATTTCTTGATCTGTACATAAAATTAAATCATAAGAAGAAGCATGTTTTATGATATCTGATATTGTTTCTTTATTGGGAGAACAAACTGGTTCATTAGATACAAATAATACTTTATAGGCTGTAGGATTATCGAACGGTACAGAATAATTTTGTGTGTTTTGGTATCGATAGAGAGGATATTTATTTTTATAAAATCTAGTAGTGTGTATTTCTACTAGAGTATCAAAATTCATCAAATTAGGATCAAATAAATAATCAGCATTAAATATTATTGGTTTCATTTTGAATCATCTTAAAAAGAACATCATCAGCAAGCATCAAATTATTCAAAGCATGAAGATTATGTTTTAATGCTTTTTCTTTAGATATGTATAAATCTTTGGTTAAAAATTCAAATATTTTATATTCATTTCCTACCTCAAGCCAAATAATACCTTCTGGATCAAAAAAGTCAAGTATTTTCTTAGTTCCACAATATATAGGAATAGTTCCTGTTGCAAAACAATCTGTTATTTTTTCTGTCCAATAAGAATCATAAATACCATTTTCAATTACTATACTGAACATATAATCTTTAATACCATCTATTTTGGTATTCCAAGGATTTCTTGGATCTACCACTGTTCTTGGTGTTCCGTGTGCTCCACCAAATACATCAAATTTATTATCTAAAGCTAGTCTAGCAATTTGATGGCGATATGCATGACCTTCTGTTTTGAGTTTAGGAGAACAAAACATAGAACACAGTTTATTTTTTGAATGTATGCCCCATTGATCTTTTGGAATCCATGGGTAATTACTGCCAACAGGACAATAAACAAAATTAGTATTTAAATCTAATAAAGATTGATCGCACGTAAAAATTTTATTATAATAATTTTTAAACAGTACTTTATGGTTCTGAATTAAAAAATTATAAACGTCTGGTATTATATGGCTAGACTCACAAACCCATCCATATCTTTTTTCTTTAGGTAAAGAAAAATCTGGTTGTTGCATCATACCACGGTCGATGTGAACATCCCATTCTGCTTTTTCTGTTGTCCAATTAAAATTATTTGGTTTTAAATTAGAGCAGGATGAATGTTGTATTTCAAATGGTGCACCAATAGCTCTTACTTTGTACCCGGACTCTGCCATGCTATTAAATCCTCACTTAATCCTAAAGTTTTCAATGCTTCTTTTTTAGAATCCACATCTGCAAGACCCATAACAATAATAGAACTTTCATTTTCTTCACCGGGCCAAACACAATATTCTGGTCCTATAAATTTCATACGAAATCCTTCTTTTTGATAGAAACCATGCAAAATACCAATCAAAGCTTCATGATCAAACCATTGACCATTATTTGCCATTTGTCTGGCCATGAAAGTCCAATGTTGAAGAAATTCTAATACTTTAGAATTAAAATCTAAATAAATTGGAGATGCCTTTGCAGCATGCAATTTATTAACAGAACATGCTACAGCAACATCAGTATTTCCTCTAAATTGATCAAAAACATTTAAAGATTTACGAACATCGGAGTCAATGTCCAACCAAATAATTGGTTTTTGTTTTTCTACCAACATTTGATAAATGAACTGAGGTTTACTTAGACAATTTTTTTGGTATGAACCTAAAGAATTTTTTTGTCTAAAATCATGAGGAATACCCAAACGAACTAATTGTTCATTTAAGCGTTTAGCATGATCGCTGTAATAAGTTTTACCGTCTATATCACTATAAAAAGAAATCACTTCGGTTTGCATAATTAAGAGTTCCCTATATGGTATTTAGGCACCAGTTGCCATTCTTTCTTTTCTTTATGAGGAATAATTTTTAGTTGAGCCAAAGAAATAATTGGTTCTTTGTACTCATCCGGATCCACCGCTTCTACTAGTCCCCATTCTACCAGAAGCTTTACAATCATATTACGTCGCCCAAGATCAGTATCGTCTATATCCGTTTCTAAACCGTCTAGATCCAGCATCTCTTTAAAATGCATGATAGCGTATCTACCGCGTTTATGAAGAATATGGCAACTTTGATATAACTTTTTTTCTTTCTTAGACGACACACCCATTCGGGTAAGAGTCTCCTTGACCTTGAGAAAATCGTCTTTAGATTTTAATTTGATTTCAACACCAAGGCCATCAAAAATATCTTCGTCTTCCATTATATTCCGCTTTCATTAAAAAATTCAGTAATACGGAATTATTTAGGATTTTTGGTATTTGTGCCACCTTGATCTAAAATGGAAAATATTTCATCCCAATCTTCTTGTTTGATCAGAGCCGCTGCTTGCTTGGCCTTGGTGTGAGAGTATCCGTATAAGGTCTTTAAAGCATCTATACGGTCATTAGACTCGTCCTTGATCCACTTACTGAATCTCTTACGGGGCCGAACTGATATCCGTAAAAAATCAAACTGCATTTTCTTATCCAAACCGGATAGACGATTCATCTCATTGGCTAAAAAGATGGTGTCTGAGAAATAAGAAAGACCTCGGTTGGCAAGAAATGGAATATATTCTCGTTCGCAACCAGGATCTTCATCCATCAAAGAAACCTTGGTTTGATTTATGGAATTTAAGAAGTCAAACGGCTTCATTCTTTAAATCCACAATTCATCATTAGTTCCACCATGAATGCACATAGATTGATCTCTTGATCCGCCACAAACGCTGTCTTGTACTGGTATTCACCAATGATAACCACCGCTTGAGGGATGCTGGCAGGCTCTAGAAACTCGTATAAGCCATCGTAGACCTTCCTGAAGATGTCTTGGGGGCTGTTGTCTAGGTTGTTGGCTATCCACTTACGGATCTCTGTAAAGTTCTTGGCCTTCAAGAACCCCATAAGTTCCTTGACGTTTAATTCGCCAGCAGTACTTAAAATTCCAATATCAATAGTACCTGCCGCAGAGTAACGTTGCAGTTCATTCAGAGTTCGCCTAAAATCTGGAAAATACTTGACTACAACCTTAGATAGCACCTTATTGTCATATTCAATGCCTTCTTCTTCCAAAATGCCTTGGCAGCGTTCCAAGAACTGTTTGGCTAGTTCTGGACGTTCCTTGGTTGGGAAGTTAAAGTCAATAACCGTACAACGAGAATGGATTGGTTCAATAATCCGATTCTTGTAGTTACAGGTCAGAATAAAGCGACAAGTCTTGGCAAACTCCTCAATGGCTCCACGAAGGGCTGGCTGGATACTTTGAGCGTTTGAGTAATCAAACTCGTCTAGGATTACAATCTTTTGTTTGGCATCTTCAGACAAAGATACGGTACTGGCAAATTGCCTGATCTTGGTTCGTAGAGTATCAATATTACCGTCTTCCGAACAATTGATCAGGATATAGTCTGCACCCAATTGAGTACAGAGAGCACGAGCAACCGTGGTCTTGCCCATACCCGGCTTGCCTGCTAGCAGTAGATTAGGACACTCCCCGGATTCAACAATACTGTTAAAAGTATCCTTAAGACTCTTAGGTAGAACACAATCATCAATGATTGCTGGACGATACTTTTCTACCAGCAGACCAACTGAATTGTTTGATGTTAGCATTTTATTCCTTGTAAGTGCTGGTTGCGTCCATAGCAACCCAGTAAGTCAGAGGACGACTGGCGTGAGTAAACTGACCAATCACATTCTTGGACAGGGCTACATGATAATCGCCGTCAAACATCTTCATATTTTCCAACTTAAAGTTGAATGAGAAGTCTGCTTGATCCTTGTTGTCACCAACACGAATAGAGAATACGTTGCAGGTTGGATCCTTGAGGTCCTTGACCACTGCAAGCACGGCGTCGTCATCAGACACAAAGCAAAGGTCTGGGTTTTGTAGAACTGCACCTGCACGAGATAGTTCGCGGAAATCATCACTGGTCAGATCAAACTCAACTACTGCATCAATCTTCTTGATGCTCTTGGTTGGATAAGACAGCAGCTTGGGATCTGAATAGAAGTACTTAACCTTGGAACCACTTGCTCCGGTAATGGTCATGTACTTGTCGTCAAAGATAAACTCTGGATCTTGGAACAGTGAAACCACACCCAGTAGCTTGTTGAGATCCCAGATACCAAACTCAGTATCAAAAGACTCCTCAACCTCGACTTCCGCCATGATATTCTTGGTGGGAGACATGGTTGTGATCTTTGATCCAGCCTTTACGTACAGATTAGAGTTAATACCACTGAAATTCTTAAGAATGTTCAGGGTGTCCTTAGAAATTGTTGTTGTTGCTTTTGTCATAATATAAAGTTCCTTTTATCGTTCAAATCGTTCAAAATTTTCAAAGTCACCATCATCGGATGAGTGACCGTGCTTTAAATCGTTCAGCCATTGTTGTTGATCTGGCTTGCGTGGACGCTTCTTTCGCTTTTGCTTTCGTTCCTTTTGTTCACGCTTCCAACGCTCGTATTCAGATTCAGGTTCAGGAGTATACATCAAAATTCCTCTAGATGTGGCATAAGAGTCTTAAGTTTATGGTCCATAAAATACTGGAGCAGCTTTTCTCTGCCCTTTCCTTGTTGTGATTGATACGTTTCTAGGATCTTGTCTTGAAGATCTTGTGGAATGTTATTCATGTCAATAAGAGTACTGTTCCTGATGTATTTAGGATCCTCGAAAAATGAAGAGTTCTCAGAATCCTTCTTTAATTGATCAATTCGCTTCTGTGTCATTCGGACCTGTCGCTTACCGTCCGTAACAAAAGTATCATCGTCACTAAGCATATTAGGCACACCATCACTTGAATCACCTCCAATAATATGTTCAAAAAGAACCCCACGAGGATCTTCGCACTTTAAAAATTCCTTGGTGGTTGGACTGTACTGCTGTACGTTTGGAAAAATTTGTAGTTGCTGAAAGTCTTTATCATTAGAAATGATAAGGATATTTTCAGACTGGCAGTACGTCTTAGTTAGCACGTAAATAATATCGTCTGCTTCTGCTCCCTGTAGACGAATACTGGGATACGGAAACACTTCTGCTACTTCATTACGAATCTTGTCCAGCACGGCAAAAGCAGCCTTCCATTCGTCCTTCTTAGCTTCCTGTTGCTTACGGCGATTTTGCTTATAGTACGGAAAGTACTTACGTCGCCAATAGTCAGTACCGTCACTGCAAATAACCAGTTCTCCGTACTTACGAAAATCGGTTCGGTACTTGCGGTACGTATTTAATACAGTGTGGCGAATATAATCCTCATTAAGAGGTTCGCCATCCTTGGAAGCCTGAAAAATATTGGCCAAGATAATTTGATTGTTGTCAATAAGTAACATGTTATTAGTATATCACACCTTTTTCAAAAGTCAAAACATTATCAGTCATTTAGGATATCTTTGAAATTTTCCAAAGCAGTGATAATTGTTTTAATTTTTCTCTTACCGAGGAACGAAAACGCTTCCTTTAAATCCGGATCTCCCTTATATGCCTGCTTTAGTTCCTTGATATATGGATCCAAATTATTTGCCAGCTTCTTAAAATGTACGTGCTTGATCCCTTGTAGGACCAGCCAATCAGCATGATCCACATTCTTAAGTTCGTCAGATTCAGCAAGTTCAAACAGTTCATCAATTCTGCTTTCCAAAACAGACATGTACTCCTTTGTCTTGTTTTGAATACGTTCTTGAACATTGACCTTTTCTTTATCAGTATTATCAACTTCTGGTCTGGTCTGGCCCAGCATGATAATATCTTTAACCTTGGATCGCACCATTTCAATGGTACGAGGATCCAACTTGGCTCCCAGAGTCATAATACGACAACGACTGCCAATCTGAATAAACTCTAAAGCGTTGATATTACATGCCATAGCATACTTAATATCTTTCTTAGAGTACTCGTTTTTCATCATCCAATCAATTGTCCAAGGCTTGCACAGCGTATCCTCACATGAATAACTATACCAGTTAAGGGCCTTCAATACTCGGGAATCGTGTTCTTCCGGAGTCAGTTTATCTGCGTCTTTCCATATGGGTTCATCACC